CGGTGCCGTCGGTTTTTTTGGAATACAGCTTTTGGTCGGTCAGGTTCACCGCCAGTTCGCCCGGCTCAAGGTCAGTCGCCAGCGGCACTTTTGATGCTACCGAAGACCGTTTAAGGATGAGTTTGTTTGCCATTTGGCCTTCCCTTTCGGCTATTTAGCCGGGATGAAATTAGAACGTACCGCCGTCGATCGTGATGCCGTCGAAGGTGGTAAGGTTGCTGATGCTTCCTCCAGTGATCGCCACCGAGTTCGCGTTCTGAGTAGACATCGTGCCCAGACCGGTGATTGCCGTGTTCGGGATCGTGGTGCTGGCCGTGAATGCGCCAGTGCCGTTTCCGTAAACATAGCCGGTCAGGGTCGTTGCACCAGTACCGCCAGCAGAAACAGGCAGTGTGCCGGTCGTCAGTGCAGAAGTGCTGGTCGCATAGACTGCACCGCCACTGGTGAAGGAGGTAAGACCTGTACCGCCCTTGTTGGTCGCGATGGTCGTTGCATTCCAAGTACCAGTTGCGATCGTACCGAGCGTCGTGATCGAGGTCTGACCAACGTAGGTCGAGGCGATGTCGATACCGCCAGCACCAACGGTGATGCGGTTGGCCGTACCAACTGCAGCGAACTGCGTGCCGGTTAGCGACAAGCCGTTGCCAGCTGTGTAGGTGCCAGCGCCAGAGAACTGAGCCCAAGTGATGGCAGTCGTGCCGAGCGTACCGCCAGCATTGACCGTACAAGTCCAGCCAGTATCAGCCAGAGTCGTACCTTCTTCGATGAACACGAACGCACCAGGAAACTCTGTCCAGGTGTTCATGTCAGTCGTGCGAGACCAAGCAGAAGCCGATGCAGCGTAGATGCCGTTTTCAGCAGGAGCAGTTTGGTTTTTGACCAACACGCGGTCGCCAGCAACAACGGTGATGCCGTCAATCGTCTGAAGACCAGACAGAGTGATGTTGGCAGTCGTGGCGCACTTTGCAGATGCTTTTACATCCAGACCTTGAGCAGTGCTGTCGACATATTGCTTAGTCGCTGCGTCCTGTGCATTGACCGGATCAGCGACGTTGGTCAGCTTGAAGCCGCCAATGCTGAAATCAGCCGTCGGAGCAGACAAGTCGGTCAGCGAGGCTTGAACAGCAGCGGTCACAAGACCTTTGCCGTTCACAGTAAGCTTTGTGAATGTTCCGACGTTGCTGTTCACGGTAGCCAGCGTCAAAGCTGCACTCACGTTGGCAGAGCCGTCTACCGAAGTTAGGGTTGCCGTTGCATCGCCGGTCAGAGACAGGTTGCGAGCAGTTGCCCACTTGGTTGCGGTGCCAGCGTTGCCGCTGATAGAGCCGGTTATCAGATTGCTGAAAGTCTTGTTGCCGGCGATCGTCTGATTGTTGGACAAGTCCACAAACGCGCCAGTGCCGCCGATTGCTAGAACAGTCGTAGCCGTGCCGCCTGCACCGCCAGTGCCGGAGCCATAGTACAGTACGTTTGTTTGTTCGTTGAACGCAAGTTCGGCGTTAGCCAGACTCGCGGGTGCGCCTGCACCGCCACCATTGGCTCGGCGCTTGATACGGATGGTATTTGCCATTTAAATTCTCCTTTTCAGAAATTGCCGCCGTCAGTCAGCGCCTCTTGCGGTGTGTTTTGCCACTGCCAAGATTTTAGCAGGAGTGTGTCGTTCTCTTGTGCAGCCGAAACAGCCACAGGGAAGCCACCGATCTCGTTTGGACCAGGAATGCCCTGAATGCCTTGGATGCCTTGAGGACCACGCAGACCAATATTGGTCAAGCCAAGTTGCACAGCCGGTTGATTGGGTGCTTGGATTTCTACCTTGCTTTGCGGAGCAGAGGTGATTATGACAGAATCAGTCATGGGTCACATCCTCCTCAACAGGGATCATAAAGGTTTGCGTCGAGCGGACAGTCTGCTCTTCACTGAATTGTATGTCGCAGCGCAGCAGGTCGATCGGCCAACCTGAAATTATTCCTGCGGAAAGGACAAACACTCCTGGATTGGTCGTCTGATTTGCTTTAGACACAGTAAGCTCTTGAACCAGTGTGTCGCCGGAGTCCCTGACTTGTGCTCGAATCGTAAATTGCTCTACGCTGTAAGGCAAGTCATTTTCTTTGTAAACACAAGCAAGGCTGAACGAGTCGCCTTGTTTTATCGATTGAATCGTTGGTGCGATAGAGTCACAACAGCTCATTGCTCACCCTCCTTCTTTCCGCACCAGTTGCAAGCGCAACCAGCGACGACACTCAACCAAGTTCGCTCTTCAGCACACCAGTGTTTCCAGAATCGTTGAGCTCCGTTGGTCATACGACCGCCTTGCGAGCTTCTGCTCGCTTTTCCAAGATCTCTTGTGGGATGGCTTCGCCGGTCTCGGCGAATCGCGTCACGTACCAGTCGGTTCGAGCAAGGTAATTTCGCGCAGTGGCGTTCTTTTCTTCTTGGATTTCAGCGGCAGACGGCTCTGGTCGATCGACCAGAACAGGATAGCCTTTTTCGTCCGGCTCAATGAATTGGCCTTTTTGATTGCCTTCGAGGAGACGGTTGTACTCGACTTCGCTGATGCTCACAACATCTGCGGGCATCTTGTCGTCTTCGTAATAAAAGCCTTTTGTGGTCTTCGAGTAAAACATGTCGTCTCCTTAATTTCCGATCGCAAACCAGTTGGCTCGAACATATTGCGGAGCAGGTTCTGCAGAGCCGCTGATGCGTTTCCAATCGATTCGCGCTTGCGAGCCGTTCGACCAGTTGATGAATGGAAATTCTTCACCTGCCTCGTCGCCGTCTGTCCAGGTGTTTGTAACGAAAACTCGCGCCCAAGAGCCAAACGAGCGCGGGAAAGTGATGGTTGTCCAGCCGCCGCCTGTGCCTACGCTGGCATAGGCTTCGCCCCATTGCAGCACCATGCCTGCAGAAGTTCGCACCCAGCCTGTCGTGTTTGCGTTGAGCATGTTGCCGTCGAAGTAAGCGACTGTGCCGCCGTCCATCCGCAAGCGAAGTGTGCCGCCGCGGATTCCATCGGACGTGCCTTCCCAGAACAAGCCTGTGTCACCAGAGTCGGCAAAGGCGAAGCCAGCAGCATCAGAGGCGTTGCTCGCGTTAGGTGCGCCAGCTGGAACTCGAATCTGCTTGGAAGACTTGATAGCCTGACCGCCATTGAACAACATCTGTGCAATGCCGTTGATTGCGATCTGCAGATTGGCGTCGCCTGTGCTGAAAAGACCGGAGTCTTCATCGCCGTCAAAAACGATACCAGCGTTGTTGGTGTTGTTCGGCAGCGGAGCACCCATCTTGCCTCGCAACCGCGCCGTCATCGCGTTGGTGCCGTCTCTGCGCAGGTAGTCCGCTTTGATGGCTTCGACCAACATGTCGGCAATTTGACTTGCCGTAAGGTTGTCTGTGACATTGGTCGACTGCTTGTTTGCCAAGAACTGAGCTAGGCCAGCAGCCAGCAACGAAACTTGACGAAGCGACTTGTTCACCAACTTCGAGCGTGCGATTCCAGGCTGATTGCCCGTGGTTCGTTGTGCATCTGCACTGTACTCGGCTTGCGTCAGCAGGTTGGTGCCGGTATCGGTGCTTGCAAACGGTAGAATTTCATTAGTTGCCATTCGTATCTCCTTGCGTTCAGACGGTCACGTACGTGGCAGACACGCCAGCGGGTTTAATGGGAAGGTAGCCAGCCAGCACGATTGCTTGTTCAACGGCAGGAAGTACATTGGCTTGGACGCGCACCGTCATCGTCATGTTTTGGTTATCAACAATCGTGACCACGTTGTCGACCGACAAAGCTTCATTGATGATGTCGTAGGCGCCAGCGATGTCGCCGCGCCAGTGGTTGGCTTGAATTTTCGCTTTGATCAGAGCGCGGAACAAGTCGTCCGGCAGAATAACGAAGCCGGAGTCTGGATCGCCAATGCCTTTCCACACGCCGTTGTCCCAGCCGTCGGCAACAACGTCGTCCCACGTGAAGTAGTAGCCGGTGATCGGAATGCCGACCTTGCGGAGCAGACCGACCCACAATGCGACGATGTCAAGTTGCACGCCAATTGCTTCGTCCACGTCAAAATCTCTGATGAAACCGCGCATCACCTCTTGAACCTTGACGAAAGGCGAAACGGAAGCAGCGACCGTGGCCACAAACTTCGGCTTGGTCGCGTGCTCTTGCGTAATCAGCGATAGGTATTCGTCAGTCGTCATGTCGCAATCACCGTAACATCAGTCAGCGCGCATTGCGCGATCTCGTTAAAGGCAAGCGTCAGGTTGCTTGTTCCGAACGAACCTGCGTTCTTCTTGATGCGGATCTGGGTGACGTTGAACGTCTCACCGGCAGGAATGTTCATCAGGTTGGCCGGCACGTACAGCTTCGTGATGTAGATGTCGTCGCCAATGTTCAGACCGCTGATATACTCGACAACTGCAGCCTTGATCTGGTCGGCGTAGGTCGAGAGGTAGCCGGTCATTGCCGTCAGCGAAACTTCAACGCCGATGGTTGCATCGGTCGGACGGTAGAACTTGATGGTGTTTGCTACGTTGTACTGGTCGTACGTGACGATGGAAGTCGTGCCGTAGGTGCCGGTTCCAGGAGTTTTCTTGGCTGCGATCGCGTTGGCGATGGCCGTGCTGTCGCCGCCTTCAACGACCAACGAGATGCTCTTGGCGGGAATGCCATTGGCGTCCGTCGTGCTTGTGTCGTTCTCGTAGCCGCGATAGCGGTTCACACCGGCCAACGAAGCAACTGCACCAACGATGCCTTCCATAACGCTCAGAGAAGGGATCATCGTGCTCTGTGCTTGTCGACGACGCAGTTCAGCGTCTGCCTCGACAGGATCGCCAACCGTAGCTGCTGCTGCGTTGGTAACAGTTTGCCAGCCGAGAGTCGGCGTTGCGATCTTGTTGATTGTTCCGGCTGCTGCCGACACGGCACCAACTTCTGCTGCGGTTGCCGTAACGACGATCGAGCCGCCAACAGGGATGGTCACAGAGGCTGGCAGGTTCCACTTCTGGTCCAGTGTGTCTTTGGCTTGGCCATTCGTGATGACCGTACCGGCTTGACCGACAATGGTCAGGTCTGCAGTGGAATAGCTTGCCACAAGGCGAGCGATGCCGTTGATCTTCACGTTGCGAGACAGAGCATCGCGCTGAGCGGTCAGAGGCGAGAACGAGTTGTACACTGAAGCAGCAACCTGCATTGAATCGTACATTGCAAGAGCAAGGATCGAAACCCACTGACCGTCTTGGGAGTCTGCTTCGAGGTAAGTGTCTGAACCGTAGATGGTTCTGTACTCTTCTTTCAAATAACTCAACACGGTCGGATAGTCCGGATAATGAAATCCGGACTGGTCGACGTAAATTAGGTCAGATATTGCCATCAGAGGACTCCTTGCAATTGCGCCGAGCCAAACGCTGTGTTGATGACGGCAGAGACGGTAGCTGTGCGGTTGTCCGCATCGATCGAGACATTGAACGACTCAATGCTTGTAACATTCTGCGTCCCTAGGATTCTCTCGCGGATGGCTGGCCCAATCGTTGCTTTTTTGTTTGTTCCGAGAGCAGCTTGTTGGTACGGCGTGCCTTCGGTCGTGTCGATAAACCATTCACCAACCCACAGACGGAGGCGAGTCCAGACAGCTTGAGCAACTGCCTCTGGGTTGTCGCGGTAAAAATCGGCTTGTTGATTGCCGAAGTTCATGTCGCCGTTGGTTTCTAATTTACGGTATCTCATGACTCGAAATTATGCCTTGTTTCAATAGAAATGGAAACAGAATTAATTGGTTGGTCCACCAGTAGTTCCTCCTTGAGGATCGGAATGTTTGTGTGTTCCGAAAGTTATGCCGCCGATGCTCATGCCGCCTGTCTGCGTGACTTGGCCGGTCATGTTTGTCGTGCCGTTGATGTTGAGGTTGGTCGCCGCGATGTTTACTGTCGGAGCGTTTATGTCGATCGAGGTCGCACCAAGCAGTTTGATTTTGCCTCCAGGAGCGATCTCAACATATGTGGTTCCTGCTTCGTCGCGCAGCTGAACATTCGAGCTGCTAACATTGTTCAGTTTCTTAGGCTGGCTGGTCGGAGCCAACACAGCGAATCCATCGCTCAGGTCGTGCATTCGCACCTCTGCCTGCACGCCCACGCCGCCAGACTGCCACCACGAGTCGATGCAACGACTCGCGAACACAACCAACACCTCGTCGCCAGCGACGATCGGGAATGTTAGAGCGAATCCACCAGCTCGCGGCCAAACGATCGGCACATCGACGAGCAGAGGCAGGTTAACAGACTGCGAGGATCCGTCAGGAGCCGAGATATTTCCTTGAATGGAAGGTTGTACTGAGACCGTCTGCTTAGACAGGTCTACGGCTGTTACAACACTTGGAAGGGCTGTCCAGATCTGAGATTGCGCATTCTCCAGCGCCAAACGCAGGGATTCTTCTGGGTCGTCAAGTCGTTCTTCGCGTCTCATGCTTGTTTCACCTGTTTTCCTGGAGGAGCGGAAGCGTCTACGTCCAAGCAGACCAGATCGCTGTACCAATCGTTGCCACGAGTGTCGCCGCCATGTTCAACGACCAACAGACGGTAGATGCCGTCTTTGGAGATGTCAGCAGGTTTGTTGGCTGCGTCGTCCTTGCCGCTGTCCGGCAGCTTTGCCTCGCTGACGTCTTCTTCGTTGATCTTGACACGGACACCGATCTTGAGCATCGGATTGAGCAGACACTTCGCTTTGATGCCGTCGTTGGTTTGCTCTGGAGTGCCGACCAGACCAGTCTTGCTGGTAAGGAGCACGGCTTGATTTGGTAGGACAGACGTCAGCGAAACAAACTGCAACTTGCCGTCTTGAACAGACCAAGTCGTGCCAGAAGCCTCAGCCGACTGACGCAGGTAGTCGCGTGCGTTTCCGTACATGACTTTGCCGCGTGGCAAGGTTGCTGCGCCGGTGTCTGCGACGAATCCTTTGTTCACACCCTTGCTAGCCATCGACCCAGCAGCCGCATCGATCTGGTCGGACTGCTTGGCGCCAGCTGCCAGTGTCGTGTTGACAACGGCATAGTTGTAGGCGTCGTCGCCGTCTCCGGCAGCGATATCAATGTACGTGTCCGTGCCACTCTCGCGACCCATCCGCACCTGCTTGATGTTTCCGTCGAAGATGACGCCGTAGTTGCTCTCGTAGCCAGCCTGCAGCACCACTCGTGTGAATTCTTTGCGGATCTGCTTGGCCGTGTCCGGTGCAAGGTTGTACACGCGGATCTCTGCCGTGTTCGGAGTCTGGGCGTCGCTTTTCTTGACCTTGAATACGATGCGTAGGTTGGACAGATCCAGTCCGTCGCCAGACACGCCAGACACGACGAGGTTGCAGCGGCGAATGTATTGTAGTTGTCCTGTCATTGTTCAACCACATAGTATAGGTTGCATTCCTGACCCAAGTTCGTCTCGGTAGGAGCAGCGAACTCGTCTCCATCTGTGTACACGATCAAGCTTCCAGGGATGCCAAGGTAGGCGTACTGAGCCAGCAGATCGACACCAGTGACCAACGGCATCGAGTCGAAAATGTCCTGCTCGGTGTCGCCGTCTTGCATGCTGATCAGCCAGTTCTCCATCTCGGTGTTGTAGCGACACAGGACGATGTAGGACTTGCCAGCCAAGTCAATGGCGAACTTCTGCGGGATATTCAACAGAGGGATTTTGAATGCATTCACAGCCATGGTCAGCCTCCTTTACCGGCGAGCGCGGCGAGCGCACTACGCTTCTTTGGCGTTTCCTGTGCGGACTTCTGCCCAGCATTCTCGGTTGCGCCAGTCTTTCCTGGGTTCTTCTGCTTGGCTCGCGCAGGAACCGAAACCACCTCAACAGCTGTGATGAATATTTCCTGCAACTGCAGCGAGATCGACAGGATGTTTTCTGTCTGCACATCGTTGGTCTGGCCAAGCGATTTGATCAGCATGTTGCGGTACGTACGCTTGCCTGTGATGACATCGAACGGCTCACGACTCGCCTGCAGATCGAGCAGGTTCTGGTAAGTCTCGGCCAGCGGTGCGTCGTCGTCGTTCCACTGAACTTTGATGTTGACGGTCGATGGCTTGTTGTAGGCGTGGTCTGTGATTGACGCGCCTTGCTGAACTGGATGCTGGGTAATTTCCAACTCGTCGGAGGCAACTTCCTCCAGTGTGATGGTCGCAGAGAATGGACCAATCGCACGCTTCGGAAGGAAACTGGCCGTGTCCGCGAAGTTTGTGTCGAACAAACTCATCGTGCTGCTCCTCGCATATTTCGTGCCATGTCGGCATTGACGCGACCTTGTTCACCGGACACAGCGCGAGCCGTTGCTGCCGGATCGGACGAGCCTTGCACGACGATCTGTGTTTGCTGATTTACGTTCTGACCACCGCCATTGATGGCAGCTTGCGCCTGAGGACTCGGAGCGAGCGCAGGTGCTGCGTTGGAGCCGCCTCCAAAGAAACCCTTGACCTTGCTTCCCCACTCAGCGATCCACTGGAACTTGCTGCCGATCCAGTCGAAGAAACCTGTGAACCAATCTTTGACGCCGGTGAAGATTCCAATGACAGAGTCTTTTGCAGCTCCGAATGCGCTCCCGATGACCCCAGGAAGGAAATCAACTTTGGAAACAAACCAGTCGAAGAATCCGATCAAGTACGCTTTGATCTCGTCCCAATAGACAATCATGCCGACGACCGCTGCTCCGAGAGCGACGATTGCGGCGATCACGAGACCGATCGGGTTTGCGTAAAGCATCAAGTTGAACAACAAGACTGCCATGCGAGCAGCTGCCATGATGCCGTTGAAGATCACCGTTGCCGCCGTCCAAGCCTTGGTTGCAACCGCCATTGCGACGACAGCTGCTTTGCTCAAGACGACGTACGCCAAGAAGCCGGTTAGTGCAGCAGTGACCGCCTGCATGACGACGCCGAATCCGCTGCCCCAATCGATCAGCGAGTCGCCGCCTTCTTTGAACGTGAGGAAGTCATCAATCAGCAATGCAACGGCTGCAGCAAGCGCAAGCAACATGCCGAGCGGAGTCTTCAAGAATGCTAGGTTTAGGTACTTCCAAGCAGCTGCTGCGGCAAGAATGTAGCCAGCCCAACCGCCAGTCGCTTCGTTCAATTTCAAGAACCAACCAATGATCGTCATCGCACCAGACGCGATGCGTGCGGTGATCTTGATGAATGCTTCAGCGATGCGCATAATCACATTGATTATCGGCATGATCGCTTCGATCGCTTTGGGCAAGTTGTCCATGACCTTGCGCCGGAAGTTGATCATTGCGTCAGTGATGGCGCGGATCTGGGCGCGGAACTTCGGCATCAACTTGACGGACACAGACTCCATCGTGGTCTTGAACAGCAACTTCCATTTCTGGATTTCTTGCTGCATCGCACGCCAGATTTCCATGAAGGCTTTCGACTCTGCCATCGCCTGACCGAAGTCTAGGCCAGCAGCTTTGTCGATCGCTTCCATCTCGGCGCGTAGTGCGACCATGTCGGCGTTGAACAGTTTGAGCAGAGACGGATCTAGACCCAAACGCTCCATGACGCGGATCTGTTTGCCCTTCTCCATGCCCTTGAATTTCTCAGCCAGCTCAGCCATCACTTCTGTGGTTGGCTTCAGGTTGCCAGCGGCGTCTTTGACGCTGATGCCTAGGTCTGCGAAAACAGCCTTGGCGCGACCCATGTCCATCGAGGTGTCAACGATGGCGCGATCGAGATTCTTGAGACCTTCAACTGCGGTCTCTTTTTTGATTCCTAGGATGCCAGCAGCATCCGCAAATTCATCAATGGCATCGGCAGTCGTGCGGAACTGCGTCGCCAATTTATCAAGTTGGTCAAAGTCTGCGGCAATCTTCTGCACGCCAGCGACGATAGCGCCAGCAGCCGCCGTAGTGGCAGCCGCCAGTGCCGTTACACGCAGGGAAGCAGACGCAATGCCTTCGGAGAACTTCGCCAGTCCAGCTTCATCGACTTTGAAACCGAGACCAACGAGAAACTCCTTGATTGTTTCAGCACTCATTTGTTGGCCTCACGGTATCTCACTTCGTTCTCCTCTTGCACATCCAGCGCATCGTTCAGCAGCGCGATGTCTGCGAGGTCCAAAGTGAAGTCGATTAACGATTCATACTTGCAAAGTCCTCGCAGCACAGGTCGCAACAACCAGTCCTCCCCATCGGGTAAGCTTACCCAGCTGACTGGGCGCTTACTTTCTGGGCTGCTTCTTTCAAATCCGAGGGGAGAGCGGCGAAAAAACCCGACATGTTAAAGGACAGAGCCTCCCAAGCAAGTTTCAGCATGGTCGGCATCGTGATGTCATCGTACATGATCGCGGTTCCAGCCACCACTGGTCCCCAACCCAATCCTTGATCCTGTTTCCGAGACAGAGCCTTCAGCAAGCCGAACAGCACGTAGTCTGCGTCGGCGTCCGAAAGACCTGCAATCGCATCGGCCAAAGCTGGCAGAGCGTCCATGCCGCCCTTGCCGCCTTGAACCGCTGGCGCGACTTGCCCCAAAACAGGAGCCAGTCGGCGTACGATATGGAACTGAGACCGAGCATCGATCTTGTTGACCTTGTATGTACGACCTTCTGTTTCGAATTCCATGGATTAGATCTCCGGAGTGCCTACGCCCAGAATCTGGGTGGTCTTGATTGCGTCAAAAGTCCATTCCATCATGCCGCCTTCTTTGGCGTACGTAACAGTTGGACGCTTCTTGAATGCTGCGCTCGTGAGAACGATAGCATCGCCTCGCACCACATCGCGAATCGTGATCACGTTCTTGCCGTGGGTCAGACTCGAGATGGTTTGCAAGTTGTACATCAACTGCAGCTGTGCATTGACCGGCGAGGTCTTCAGCAAGCGAACAGGGACGGTGCTGGCTTCGTTGGCAACCAACGAGTGCATGCCTGCGCCATCAGCGCCGATGGTCATGATGTTTTTGTCTTCAGCGGCTTCGATCGTGATACCTTCTTCAGCAACAGCTGCGCCAGAAGCCAAGTTGATCGAGCCGCCAACGCCGACGATTGCGGCGGCGACGTCTTGGAAAGAATAAGTAGCCATGTTTGATTCTCCTTAATTAGCGGTTCACATCAACGATGCAGTCGATTTCGTGGATCGCACCAGCCAGTTTCAGAGCGATCTGAATCGGAGGAGCGATGCGTTGTTCGCGGATCGACTGGTCTTGAGCTGCCATCGGCTGAGTGTAGATGTAGAAACCTTCTTGCAGATAGTCGCCGCGCGACAACTGACCGAAGCCGTCTGCATTCCACTGACCAGGAGCGATCAAACCATTGTTGATTGCTTCTTGGCAAACGCCGGAAGCAACGTTGACCAACTGGTTTTGACCTGCATCGGTCTGCGGGATCTTGGTCTTGCTTTGGTACAGCAAGTTGTACTCGGCAGTCTGCAGAGCATCGCTGAACCAGTCCAGACCGTGGATCTCGTCGAAGTAGGCTTGGCCAGACATCACGCCGTACTGAATGATCGCGGTGTCGTTCATGTACTGGACGAAAACGTTGCAACGCTTGGCCTTGAGGGTCTGAGCTTGCGTTTCGGTCAACAGCGCGGCAACAACTCCAGGCTCTTGCTTGTACATCAGAGTGATGGTGCTGCGGTTGGCGCTAAAGTTCACAGAGAACGCACGGCCCATCAACGAGCAGATTGCGTACTTGTTTGCGCTGAACTGCACGCATGTGCGCTTGTAGCTCAGAGCCTTCAGCTGGCTTGCCAGATCGTTCGTGTAGCTGGCGTCCAACACGCGGGTGTCGGTCTCGGTAACACCGAAGATGCGGCTGATCGATGCACCTTCAATGAAAGCGGCAACGGCAACAATCTGTTCAGCGGTAGGCATCGTCGCAGCGGCGAACGAAAGACCGTACCACATGCCAGACTGGTTGGCAAGAGCAGCGGCGCACTCGACAGGAGTCTCAGCAGCGAAGCCATTGACAGGAGCGAGAGCCAATGTGCTGGTCAGCTTCAGCTTGGCGCTGATGTCGGTGCCGGAGCCGGTCGGCTCGGCGTAAGTCAGCGTCGAGGTTGCACCAGTCGTGCCAGAGGTAACGGTGAAGCGCGAGCCATCCCAAGCAACAGTGGCGCCAGTCAGAACAGCGTTGATCGCAGAGGCGACACCGTTCAGGTTGGTCACAGCCGAGAGATTCAGCGCAGAGACTGTCTTCACAGAGCCATCGACGGTGATCTTGAAAGAGCCGTTGGTGACGCTGGTGAAATTCGTGATCGTCTGTTCTGTAGAAGTTAGGATTCCACCCTTCAGGAAACCAGCAGTCGCGGTTCGAATCCAGCGACCAATCATCAACGTCTGAGGACGAGGCGACTGACCGAAGTACAGCGACGCTGCGAGGTATTCTGGAGCCGAGGTGCCGAAGTCGGTTGCGACCGATTCCAGATCCACGTAGCTGCGAATACGTTCGCTGCCGTCGATTACGTTGCTGTCACCAGCAATCAAAAGTGTGCCGAAACCGCGACGAGCAGCGGCCAGCGGCGCGAGATTGACGGAAACTCGTACGAGCCGTCCAACATTCAAACCTTGAGCCATTTTCATTTCTCCTTAAGTTAAACCGCCCAGTCACGGGACAATGTGGTTATATCCCGATTCGCATGAATTGCGCCATAGGCAGAGACGAAATTCAGGATCCGGTATTCTCGCCTTACTTCACGACGGATGGTCAGTGTTGTGTCCGCACGGTCAAAGTAGCGGTCATTCACCAATTCCGGTGCATGAATGATGTCGGACAAGTCAATGTACGCCATCCCAGCGAGAAGCAAACTCTCCGTATTTTGCGTCAGCTCGAAACCCTCACGGACTTCTGCAGCCTTCTGCAAGCAGTCTGGACCATAGAACGCCAACATGATGTCGAGTTCCTCGTGCCGCAGCATCAGTGTGCGTTGGCCGTCGTCTTTTTCCACTTGATACGGATCGTTGTCTGCACGGCGAGCGGTTATGCCGAACGCCATCCAATTTGTATCGATGTTTGGAACTGGGGGAGGATTCTGCTGCCAAGCAGGACGAACCATCTCCGGTGCAAAGCCGGACACGCCGACGAGCACAGTTCCAATGAACCGACGCAAGTCCAGTCCTTCAAGAGGACCAGCAACCTGCTGTAAATAACCGCCAGTGGCCGAGGTGTTAGACATTGCTCACCTCCTCCATTGAGCAGATAGCGCGGGTAAACCCTGCGCCGAAATTCATAAACTCCTCGTCCACGGTGCGGACTTGGTAGCGGTGGCCTTGCCAGACGATGATGTCGGCGTAGCCGCCTTTGCTTTCTGCCTGCAGATCGCCGCGATAGTACACGGTGATCAGATCTTGCAGACGAGCACCTTCAGGCAACCGAACGAGGTCTGCCGTGTTGATGCCTTGAACAGACGCGACGATATTGCACGGCGTCTCTGTCATGACGTGTTCGCCATGGGCGTTGATCGAAGACGAGCGACGGATCAGGGTCACCACATTGGTGAAATCCGGATCGCGGAGCAGGTCAGAAACATCGATCAGAGCCATTACGCTTTCTCCCTAACAACATACGTGATGCTGTTCAGCAATTGGCCGGTGCGAATCAGAGGCTTCGTGCCTTTCGCGCCAGAGCGTTTGCGTGC